CATTCTGTCAATTTATGATTATATTTCCTAAAAACCTGTAGATACATGAATGTCCATGTTTTGAGGTTTCTTTCTATCAATCTGTGGTTAGTTACCGCATCGTGTCTAAAGGGACACTAATTATCACAAATAAATCTGTCCCTTACATGTATGCAATTATAGCGCGGGAACGGCGGTTTGTCAATGAAAACCCCGCACAAATAAACGCATACGCAAAAAGAGAAGGCCCGCAGGCTCCCATGATCCGGGAAACCTGCGGGCCGTTGTCCGCTCATGCCGCCTTCCATATTTCCGCCGCGACAGATACCTCGAAGTCGTCGCGGAAAGTCACCGCCAACCGCCCGTCCTCGTGTACTGTGATAAAATCCACCGTGATATACCAAAGCTCCTCGTCGAACTCGTTCACAAGCTCGTCGCCCTGCCGCACCAGCGTTTTGAGGAAGCGGGTGATATTCGTCCGCTTGGCGTTGCGCTCCAGCCGGGCCGCGTCGATTTCGGCAAGCCGGGCACTGGCGGCCTCGTAGCGTTTCACCAGCCCCTCATACCGCCGCTGATACTCGCCCTGCTCCAGCGCGGCGGAAGCGTTCTCCTGCACGGCCTTCCGGGTAAGCTCCATAACAACCTCGCATTCCTCGGCCAGCGTCGCGGCCTCCGCGTCGAGGTCGGTATTGTCGGTCAGCACCCGCAGCACCTCGTCGTATGCCTCGAATATTTCAGCTTTGCTGTTCAGCCGGTCATTGAAGGCCGCGAGGAAAGCCGCCTGTATCTGGCCGTCCGTCAAATGGGACGCCCGGCAGGTTTCGCCGCCCTTGTGTTTGTCGTTGCATTGCCAAACCGCGCGGCGGTACTCGTCGTTACTATGCCAGACCTTTGATCCGTACAGCCCGCCGCATTCGCCGCAGTAGATTTTCCCGGAAAAGGGATGGGCGCTGCTCGTTCGCCCGTCAGATTGCTGGCGGCGTTTCATTTCAAATTGTACGAGGTCGAAAAGCTCCGGCTCGATAATGGCCGAGTGGCTGTTCTTCACAAGATACTGCGGCACCTCGCCCTCGTTGACCTTCTGCGTTTTTGTGAGGAAATCCACCGTGAACTTCTTTTGTAAAATGGCATCGCCCTTGTATTTCTCGTTGGTCAGTATGGAGATTATCAGATTAGGCCGCCACTTGGCTTTGCCGCCCGGCGTCGGGAACCCCTCGTCGGTCAGAAGCGAGGCAATGAAGCTGGGGGCCTTGCCGTACAGGAACAGGCGGTATATGAGCCGCACTATTTCCGCTTCTTCTTCCACAATAGCCGGGAATCCGTCCGGGCCTTTTTTGTAGCCGAGGAAGCGTTTGTATGGAAGGCTCACCTTGCCGTCCGAGAACCGCTTGCGGACGCCCCACGTCACATTTTCCGATATGGAGCGGCTTTCCTCCTGCGCCAGCGAGGACATAATGGTGATAAGCAGTTCGCCCTTGCTGTCGAGGGTGTAGATATTTTCTTTCTCGAAATATATCTCAATGCCCTTTTCTTTGAGCTTGCGGACGGTGGTTAGGGTGTCCACGGTATTCCGGGCGAAGCGGCTCACGCTCTTGGTGATAATGAGGTCGATTTTACCGGCCAGCGCGTCGGCGATCATACGGTTGAACCCGTCACGCTTCTTGGTGCTGGTCGCCGAGATACCCTCGTCGGTGTATACGGTCACAAACTCCCACTCCGGGTTGGATTTGATATGTTTTGTGTAATAATCCACCTGCGCCTCGTAGCTGGTAAGTTGCTCCTCGTCGTTGGTCGATACTCGCGCATAACCGGCCACCCGCCGCAGGGCGGCGGCGGACATGACGTTGAACGGTAGGTTGACCTTTGCCGGGATAACCGTCACGGCCCGCTGCATGGTCGCTGCACTCATTGCGCCGCACCCCCTTTCATGCTGTGGCCCCGGATAGCGTCGGCCCGCGCCTTCCGGCGCATTTCCGGCGTCCAGCTATATCGGCGGGATCTGTTCTGCCATTCCACGCGCACCTCAGCGCCGCTATGCAGGCAAAAAATAAGGACACCGTTTTCCGGCGCCCTGATCGCTTTAACCGCCTTATTGAACATGGCCTCGTCGAACTCGGAAAGCCCCAGCGCCAGCGCCGCCGTATCTTGGAGGATAGCCTCCGGGATTTGCTGCGCGTTACAATGGGCCTTGCCCTTGCTGTTGAAGGTGCCGCACATCCAAAATATCCGGCTTTTATCGCCGTTATGGACGGTCTTGCGCCGGTAATTGGCCCCGCAATGTCCGCAGGTCAATTTTGCGGTGAAGGGGTAAACCTTGCGCGGCCCCCGCGATTCCACCGGCAGATACTTCTCGGCCCGGCGTTCACGCTCTGCCAGCAGGCGGGCTTGTGTTTCCCGGTCAAAGATAGCCGGGTGGCTGTCACGGACAAAGTATTGCGGCCTTTCGCCCCGGTTGATGATCTGCCGCTTTTCAATGGGATCGCTGATATATGTCTTTTGCAGAAGCAAATCCCCGGCTGTTTTTTCATTGAAAAGCAGGTCTTTGAGTACGTTGGCCCGCATGATACCGCCCTGCCTGCCCCGGACGCCAGCGCGTTCCAGCGCCCGGCCAAGCTGGATTTGGCCGTAACCTTCGAGGTACAAGTCCGCGAACAGTCGCAGCACCTCGGCTTCCTCTGGCACCACCGCCAGCATACCGTTCACCATTTTGAAGCCGTACATGGTAATGCTCCACGGCAGGCCCTTTTCATAGTTGGCTCGGACGCGCCACTTTTGGTTTTCGCTGGCCGATTCCGCCTCCGCCTGCGCGTAGGCCGCGAGGAGCGTCAATAATATCTCGCCGTCGCAGCTGAGGGCGTGAATGTTCTGCTCCTCGAAAAATACGTCCACCCCCAGCAGCCGAAGCTCCCGGACAGCTTGGAGCGTGGTTAAGGTATTGCGGGCGAAACGGGAGATTGACTTTGTGATGATAACGTCGATTTTTCCGGCCCGGCAATCCTCCAGCATTTGCTGAAATCCCGGACGGTTTCGCTTGGTGCCGGAGATACCCTCGTCGGCGTACACCCCGGCATATTGCCAGCCGGGAACCGTTTGGATATAACCGCTGTAATGGCTCACCTGCGCGGAAAGACTGTGCAGCATTGCGTCCTTCAAGCAAGATACGCGGGCATAGGCTGCGACGCGCTTAAATTGGAAAATGGCCTCGCGCATGGTGGGCGGCGTTATGGTTTCTATGGTACGTTTCATAAAAAACGCCCTCCTTTCTGATGTCACAGCTTACGCATAAACCGTGTTAAATCAAGGCTTTTCGGGTTGAAAAGCGCCGATAAAAGGACAAAATTTGATACGCAAAACCTCCTCGGTCTTGGCATAATCGACCTCGGTAATAACGCCCCTTTTCAACATGGCGCGAGCCACGGCCAGCGCCGCCTGATATTTTTTCTCGCGGTCAAATTGTTCCCGTGTCATGGTCGTTCACCTCCCCATATCGGGCTTTGATGTAGCAGGGATGGCCGCAGTATTTGCGGCTGTCGTTCTGCTTGGTATGGAAAGCGCGCCCGCAATGAGCGCAGACGCGCTTGTTTTCAGCTTTGGGGTCACGCAAAAAAGCGTGACAATTCCACCATGTATTACGGCAGGCGCCGGAGCAGAACTTTTTTTGTCTGCCCGCCAGCGGCGCCCCGCATTGGCGGCAGGTATCACCGGCATTTTGCGCGGCCATGCCGTCCAGTCCGTTGCGCCTGCAAAAGCCCTTTACCACGTCCACGGAAAGGGCCAGCCGGGAGGCAATCGCCTTATACCCCAGCCCTTCGCCGCGTAAATATCGGATTTTTTCTTTTTCAATGGCATTCATAGATTGCCTCCTTCCGTGAGGATAGGGCGACCCCGCAATGGAGGCCGCCCCGGTCGCCTTTATCGTTTCTGCGTATGGTCGAGGCTGATCCAGCCCGCGCCGCTTTTGAGCTTGCCCCAGCGGGTGGCGCCGGGGCCGTTTGCCTCCTCGACAATGGTATAAACGCCCTTGTCTTTGATGTCGCCGACAATGGCGGTGTCCGTGCCGGGGCCTTTGCGGATATTGAGGGAGTCCGCCGTCACCTTGACCGTGTAGGCCGTGAAGGGCGCGGCGGGAGCCTGCCCGATTGCGCTCACGTTATAGGCGGAAACCCAGCCCCATACGCTGCCCTTGTCCTCGGATATGAGGTGATAAGGGTATCTCGCGCCGCTGTTTATCTGCGTAACCTTGCAGCGGCTTGCTTCCCGCTTTGTGGCGGCAGCGGTGGCGGAGGTCGAGGACGTAAATACCCCACCCCCGGTGAACTGTACTATGTCACCCACAGTAAAGCCCGTGGAAGGCGCGGGGGCAGGCGTTGCCGGGGCCGGATCGGGCGCCGGTGCGGAGCCGCCCATCCCTTTCTTCACGGCGGCCCGGAAGCTGTCCATGCTTTCGCCGTGCTTGGGGAACCAGTTTTTCGGGTCGCCGTGATTGCTGGCGATACCGCGCGAATACCCCTCATAATGCCCGATGATAACGCCGTCCTTCATGGGGTCGAGGTTATACATTTTGCAAAGGTACACGCAAAGCTCCACTGCCTCATTGAATACAGCCCGGAAATACGCCGCGTCGGTCAGGCCGTCCTCGCATATCTCAAACCCGATATGCGTGTCATTGACCGAGCCTTTCGAGCCGGAGCCGCCATGCCAGCCCCGGTGGTTCCACGGCAGGGTCTGATAGGTGGCAATGCTCCCGTCCAGCAGCTTGCCGATAAAGCCGTGGACGCAGACCTGCCGCCCATCGGGTTTATCTTGGTTCCAGTGGTTGTTGTATTGATTGGGGCCGAGCAGCCCGTCGTCCGGGCCGACATACCGGCGCAGGGTGGGATTGTTGGCCCCCGTGCTATGCACCATGATCCCCTTGACGGTGATGGTGCGGCCCGCCTTATAGCAGGCGTTGTTTATAAAAATGAGCTTGTGCAGGTTCATTTTGCCGCCTCCTTCCACTCCGGGTTTTCCACCCGGAAAGCCGACAACGCCGCCCTTGCCGTAATCCGACAGTATGGCAGCGCCGTCGTAATAAAACGCGAGTATGTCGTTGTAGGGTATGCCGTTCTTGGCCGCCCACATTGCTCCCACTTGGCTCATGCCGACGCCGTGGCTGGCTTTTGTGGGCTTCTCAGCGTTGGCGGCGGCGTCCCACGGATCGGCCTTGTTGATGTAATAGGGATAGTGGCGGCTCCATACGTCGCCGCTCCGCTTGGTCTGGCCGCCGTTGGACGCGGAATAAAAACAGTCGATCACCTCGCCGCCGTAGCAGAGCGTTTGCCCCGCCGTTTCCTCCACGGCCTGCCTGCTGCGCGGGCAGGAGGCGGCGAGGTCTGCCCGGTATGCTTGAAACGAGGTGGTGTCGTCCATGACCGTCCCGACCAGCGCCCTTTTGAGGGCGAAGGTGCGGGCGGCGACGGCCTGCGCTTTGAGCGCGTCCATTGCCGAGGATTCGTAGACCTCCGCAGGCACCACGCCGCAGAGGTATTCCTCGATGGGAAGCTCCACCGGCCCGGCGCCAAGCCGAGCGGTATTCTCCGGACGGGTCAGCTTGATTTTGACATTCATTTCCCGTCACCGTCCTTCGGTTTATGGTCGTGTAATTGCGAAAGCGCGTCCTTCAGCTTCGAAGGCACGGGCAGCCCTAACCGGGACGAATTTTCCAGCAAGGACAACCCCTCGTTGGCGATATAGAAAAAGATAACCGCCGTCCGAATCGCGGCATAATCACCGACAGTCCCCGAGGGGCCGATAATGTGCGTGTCTATCATGTGTCCGACCGCCACCAATGCAAAAATGGTGATCTTCTTGAAAATGCCGCGAAAGCCCACCTCGCTGGAGAGCTTCTTTTCCACCACCGCGCACATGATCCCGGTGGCGTAATCAATCACGACAAAAGCGAGGAGCGCATAGACAAACCCGTCCAAGCCTCCGAGCGCCCAGCCCAGCCAGCCGCCGACAGCGGCAAAGCCAAGCTGAATCCAGTTCCAGATTTCTTTCATGTTCGTGTACCTCCGTTTTGATTTTTGAGTATAAAAAAGCGCCTCCGCATTGCGAAAGCGCCTCTTTACCGCTGCTTGATTTTCCCGTTATATCTGTTTCGGCATCGCCTCCCACAGCCGCATATCCTCCTGTCCCAGCGACCAGATGGCGATACCGCGAAGCCCCCAGCGGTATGCCGCCTCATTCGACCAATAGACAAGCGAATCCACGTCCTGATAGTAGAGGATGGAGAAGCCGTCCGCGTCGCCGAGGAACA